ATCGGCAGCCCGACCTACTCTGACCAGGACGGGATTCAGATGCTCAACCTGCCCTACCTGGCCATTCCGACCAGCGCCGGCAACGACGAACTGAGCCTCGCCTTCACCTGATAGGAGCCCGCCGCATGGCGTTTGTTCTCAAGCAGTCCGACACCTACACCTGGCCGGTTGCCTTCGACGTTCCCGTTGATGGTGGCCGCCACGAACGGCAAACATTCGACGGTGAGTTCAAGCGCCTGCCGCAGAGCAAGATTGGCCCGATGGTGGCTGAGCTGCAGCGGCTTGAGGATCTAGGAGATCTCGAGCGCATCACCGAGATTTCGGCTGATGTTTTGGTGGGTTGGTCTGGTGTGACCGGCGACGACGGCAAGGAGATTCCCTACAGCCAGAAGGCGCTAGAGCAGCTGCTCGAGGTGCCGTTCTTGGCCGTGGCGGTACTCAAGGCCTACATGGACAGCATCAAGGGAGCCAAGAGAAAAAACTGACAGAGGCCGCCGAGCACTGGGCCGGTGGCGGCGTCATAGACGAAACGCAGGCGGATGCGGCGGCCTTTGGCATTGCTTTACCGGCGGAGCCTCCCAGCGATTTTGAGGTGTGGGAGGAGAACTGGCCAGCGGTGGAGATGTTCCTGCGTTGCCAGACGCAGTGGCGCACCACGATGAACGGCGTACTGGGCTTCGATTATGGAGCCGTGGCGTGGCTCTTTAGACTGTATGCAGTGGAAGACCCGCGCGCGCTGCTGGAGGATCTGCAAGTGATGGAGGCCGCGGCGATGATGACGCTCAACAGCCGGAGCAGCTGACATGGCAATGAACATGGAGGCCATGCTCCGCATCAAGGCCGACGTTCAGGGCGAGAACAACATCAGGCGGCTTGGCAACTCCATGCAGGGGCTGCAGGGACAGGCCAAGAACGCTGCGATGGGCTTCAACAGCCTGAAAGGCGCGGTGGCGGGCTTCGGCGCGGCGATCGCTGGGAGTGCCATCGTGGGCGGCCTGACAGCGGTTGTGAAGAAGTCGATCGATGCAGGCGATGAGCTATTCAACCTGCAGGCCAAGACAGGCGTGGCAGCCAGCGCGCTGATCGGCATCGGCAACGCTGCCAAGCTGGCAGACGTGGACATGGAGACGCTGGGCAAAGGCCTGACAAAGCTGAACGTAAATCTGGTCAAGGCCGCGGAAGGTAACGAAGACCTAGCGCGCAAGTTTGAGGCTTTGGGCGTCAGCGTGAAGGATGCCAATGGCCAGGTGGTGCCAGCTGATAGGGCGCTGAAGGAGATTGCCGATCGCTTTGCCGACATGCCGGACGGTGCGCAGAAGGCCGCGGCCGCGGTGGCACTGTTCGGCAAGTCAGGATCAGATCTCATCCCGCTGCTGAACGAAGGCGCGGCCAGCATGGAGAAGTTCACCTACAAGGTGGGCGAGGACTTTGCGGCCCGTTCTGATCTTTTCAACGACACAATCACCGAGCTGGGCATCAAAACCAACGGCTTCGGGCTGGAGCTGACCGACGCGCTGCTGCCGGCGCTGCAGTCGATCCTTGAGGTGTTCGGCGATCTATTTGACACTGAGAACGACTGGACCGCGCTATTCGATGTTATCAAGGTCGGGCTTCGCAGTGTCGCAACCGTCCTGTATGCAATGATCAAGCTGGTTGATCAATTCACGAAGACAATTGTTTATACGTTCGACGCTATCAGCAAAGCAATACAAGGCGACTTTGAAGCGGCTGGACTGGCGCTAGGCGAAGGCGTTGGCGCTGGACTTGAGCAGGCAAAGCGAGACTTTGAGCAGATCCAGAAGCTGTGGACAGACGCCCCTTCGCCCGGCACTGGTAGGCGCACTGGCGGCCGGAATATGGCGCTTGATACCACCGACGCAGACAAGCGTGCCGACGCCGAGGCTCGCAAGGCAGCAGCTGAAGCGAAGCGCGCGAGAAACGAACAGGAGCGGCTCGAGGAGCGCCGCGCCAGCCTGGCCCAGAAGGCAATCGCCCTGCAGGATCAGCTGCGCAACAGCATCGCCGACGTGGCCGCTGCTTACGAAGGCGTGGGGGCGTCACCTGCTGACCAGCTGTTCCTAGATCGCAATGCGGCAATCACGGAGAACGATCGGCGGGTGAAGCAGCTCACGATGAGCGTGGTTGAGCTGGCGCGTGAGATCAACGCAGCCGGTGGGGCGATAGACGTGAAGCCATTCGCTGATCTGATCGATCGGCTGTCTGCAGCCAATGTTGCGCTGGCTGATAAGGAATATCAGCAAGGCATGAAGGAGCTTGGCGAGCGGGCATCTGAGGCCGCAATCGGCCAGCTGGAGTTCGTTGACGCAGTAGAGGCACAGACAGGCGCGCTGGCGGGCGCACGCAATGGCATCAGCGAATATCTGAAAGATATTGGCACGCTGAGCGAGAACATCAGCAACGTGGCCAAGAATGCCTTCAATGGGCTGGAAGATGCGATCGTCAGCCTGACGATGACTGGCAAGTTCAGCTTTAAAGACTTTGCGCTGTCAATCATCGAAGATTTGACGCGGATGGTGACGCGGATGCTCATCATTGCGCCGATCCTGCAATTCATCCAGAGCCTGATTCCCGGCGGTGGCCTCAACCTGAGCGGCGCCAAGGCGCTTTCATCCGGCAAGATCACTCCCGGCGGCATCTTCGCCAATGGCGGCATCATGACCGGCGACGGCCCGATGCCCCTGCGCAAGTACGCTGCCGGCGGCATCGCCAGCAGCCCGCAGCTGGCCATGTTCGGCGAAGGCTCGATGCCTGAGGCCTATGTGCCCCTGCCCGATGGCCGGCGCATCCCCGTGGCGATGAAGGGCGGCGGCGGCGGCACCAACGTCACCGTGAACGTGGACGCCACCGGCAGCCAGGTGCAGGGCAACAGCGGCCAAGGCGAGCAGCTGGGCCGCGCGATCTCGCAGGCGGTGCAGAATGAGCTGGTGAAGCAGCGGCGGCCGGGTGGCCTACTGGCGGCATGACGATGATTGAATACAGCGCCTGCAAACGAGGTCACATCCGCATCAAGGGTAAAGAGTGCAAGGAATGTCAGCGGATCAGAAACGCTGAATACAGAGCTCGCGACCCGGAATTTCACAGGCAGCGCTGCCGCCAATGGCGGGAGAATCTGACCCAAGAGCAACGTGTGCGGATTTCTGAAGTGGCACGAAAGAGAACCAGAACCTGGACACAGGAGAATCCTGAGCGCGCAGCCGAAAACAAGCGGCGCTCAGGCGGAAGCGAAGCAGCGAAAAAAAGAAAAAAAGATTGGAAGAAGCGGCACCCGGAAATGGTGTCGAAAGATGCTGTCGCGCGAAAGACAAGGAAGGAGCAGGCCACTCCGCGATGGAACGACACCTTCGAAATGCGCGTGACGTATAGAACGGCCGCAATCTTGAGCCAGCTGACGAAGCGCCAGTTTCACGTGGACCACGTTTATCCGCTTCGGTCCAAATACATGTGCGGACTTCACGTGCATACAAATCTGCAGATTCTTCCAGCCGCTGAAAACATCAGCAAGTCAAACCGTCGCTGGCCTGGGCAGCTACCATGCCAGAGGGGGGTGTAGCCATGCCGGCATTTACGTGGACAGCCTCGTTTGAGGCAACCGAGTCAAGCCAGCCAAGAGTTCGTAAGTTTCAGGCTGGAGATGGGTATGAGGCCAGGATCCGCTTCGGCCTGAACACCAACCCGAAGGAGTGGGACCTGACCTTCTCCAACCGCACCGACACCGAGCGCGATCAGATCGCAGCCTTCCTCGATGCACGCGGCGGTGTGGAGAGCTTCGACTGGACGCCACCCCGTGGCACGGCTGGCAAATACGTTTGCGACAGCTGGCAGATCACGCTGAGCAACTGCAACAACAACCAGCTGCGCGCCAAGTTCCGCGAGGTGTTTGAGCCCTGATGGCTGTCCCCGTCTCTGACCTTCAGGCGATCGCACCCAGCGCCGTCATCGAGCTGTTCGAGCTCGAGCTGAACGCGGTGCAGCACGGCGTGGCGGACACCTATCGCTTCCACGCTGGCACCAGCCTGAACAGCAACGGCGAACTGATCTGGAACGGCCAGAACTACCTGCGCTTCCCAATTGAGGGCGAGGGCTTCGAATACAGCGGCAACGGCCAGCTGCCACGGCCGAAGGTGCGGGTGAGCAACATCCTCGGCACCATCACGGCGCTGCTGCTCAGCCTGCCTGATGGGCTCGAGGGCGCGAAGCTGACGCGCATCCGCACGCTGGCGCGCTACATCGATGGCGGCAACTTCCCCGGCGGCACGAACCCCTACGGCACGCCAGACCCGACCGCGGAGTTCCCGCGCGAGATCTACTACGTGGATCGAAAGGTCGCCGAGACGCGCGACGTGGTGGAGTTCGAGCTCGCGGCATCGTTCGATCTGGCCGGAGTGAGAGCGCCTAAGCGGCAGTGCATCGCGAACATCTGCCAATGGGTCTACAAGTCGGCGGAGTGCGGCTACACCGGCGGCTTGGCCACTTGCGAGAAGACGCTCGATGCCTGCAAAGCGCATTTCGGCGCGACCGCTGATCTGCCCTTCGGCTCCTTCCCCGGCATCGGCACCTACACCGTCTGATCATGACCTGGCGCACCGCAGCACTCGATCACGCCAAGGCCGAGGATCCCCGCGAAGCCTGTGGCCTGCTGGTGGTGGTCAAGGGCCGCGAGCGCTACTGGCCGTGTCAGAACCTCTCCGGCGGCACCGATCAGTTCATCCTCAGCCCCGACGATTACGCGGCCGCCGAGGATGCCGGCGAGATCATCGCGGTGGTCCACAGCCACCCCGTCACCCCGCCGCACCCCAGCGGGCCGGATCTGGTGGCGTGCGAGAAGAGCGGGCTGCCCTGGCACATCGTCAACCCGAAGACCGAAGCATGGGGCGGCTGCGAACCATCGGGGTACAAGGCGCCGCTGATCGGCCGTGAATGGGCGTGGGGCGTGACCGACTGCTGGACGCTGGCGCGCGACTGGTGGCAGGCGCAGGGCCTCCAGCTGCCCGACTGGGAGCGTCCGCTGACCCCGCAGGATTTCGAGGCGGCGCCGATGTTCGATGGCTGCTGGAAGGCCGCAGGCTTCCGCGAGCTGGACGATGAGGATGAGCTGCAGGTGGGTGATGCGCTGCTGATGAGCATCAGCGGGCCGGGCCTGAATCATGTCGGCGTCTACATCGGCGACGGCCTGGTGCTGCATCACATCCGCGGCAGGCTGAGCAGCCGCGACCTCTATGGCGGGTGGCTGCAGAAGTGCACGGGCCGGCGGTTGCGCCATCCCGAGTTCACTACGATGGGTGGAGGCTGAGCGGGGCCATGCTGCGCGAGATCCGGGTCTATGGGCGGCTGGCAAAGTTCCTCGGCCGGCGCGTGTTCCGCGCGGAGGTGGCGACCGCTGCTGAGGCGGTGCGGTTCCTGCTGGCCAACTTCCCGCAGCTCGAGAAGCACATGGCCGACCAGCACTACCGGGTGAGCGTCGGCGGCTATGACCT